TGGATCATTGGGAACCAGTTCTAGCACCACAAAAAATGGTGGTTCAGGTGCAGGTGCCGAGCCATACGGCGGTACAGCAGGGACTGGTAATGCTGGTGGTTACACACCTGTTGAAGGCTATGGAGGTGGAGCAACAGGAACATTTGCTGGAGGCGGTGGCGGTGGTGCTGGCGGTGTCGGTGCAGGTTCACCAGGAACAAGCCAGGGTGGTAACGGCGGAGTTGGCGCTGGTGGCGCTAGTTACACAAACTATGCAGTTATAAACGCTATGGGAGCCGCAACTAAAACAGGTGTTCTCTCATCATCTAACTATTATTATGCTGGAGGCGGTGGCGGTGGTGCAGGGTCATCTGGACCTACTGCTGGAACTGGCGGACTTGGTGGCGGAGGAACTGGCGGTGCAAACACCGTTGGTCCGTGGCCTGGAATTATGAACACTGGATCTGGCGGCGGTGGTGGTTGGTCTAACTCTGGTGCTAGTGGTGGTTCTGGTATTGTTATCATTCGATACCCAGTTTCATAATTTTAATGTTAATCTTAACCTCTCAATATAAGGAGAAAGCAATATGAGCCATTGGGCCGAAATTGATAACAACAACGTAGTACTTCGTGTACTTGTTGGTGATAATGGCGCCCCTGATGAGGGCGAATCTTTTATGAAGTCACTTGGTGGAAACTGGGTAAAGACTTCATACAACGGAAACATCCGTAAGAACTACGCAGGCATCGGATACACATACGATGAATCTCGTGATGCTTTTATTGCTCCAGAGCCAACATGCCACCCATCTAAGGTGACATTGGACGAAGAGACTTGCCTATGGAGTTGCTCAGATGCTTCCCACACAATCATTGAAGGAGAATAAGAATGACTGATACACCAAAGAAACTTGTTGTTGACCTTGCTACAGGCACACAGGAATATGTTGATCTAACTCCTCAAGAGATCGCTCAACGTGACCAAGATGCAGCAGCAGCAGAAGAACGCCGTGCAGAAGAAGAAGCAGCAGCAGAAGCACTTGCTACATTGAAGGCTTCAGCAAAGGCTAAGTTAGTCGCTGGCGAACCTCTTACAGAAGAAGAAGCCGCAACACTTATTCTTTAATACTTTTTTCCCAGCAACGTTAGGGGACAATACCTACCATGCGTGGTAATAAAGTACAGGGTCGATTTAAGATTGACTTCGAATCTGCATCAATGGATGAAGGCATCGTTGATGAACTTCGTGACCCTGTAGGTACTGTCGTATCTTGGTGGACTTGGGATCCTGCTGCACTGGCTGCAGACTATGAGACATGGGTAGATCCAATCTACGATGTCTCCAATCAGACTACAGGTCAAGGCCGTCGTTGGAACGACCCATTTGATTTGCCTGTCATCATGGCTCAACAGTTGCGTTCTACCAACGTCATGAACGAGCGAGGTTTCTACGTCACAGATACCTTGCGCCTTGTCGTGGCCGTAGATGACCTCAACCGCTTGCTGCCTTCTATGGTCACAAACCCAACCACCCACATCAAAGACCGTGTGATCTTCCACAATGAGGTCTTTGTTCCTACCCGTGTTTTACCACGTGGACTTTATAAAGAGCGCTATTCTGTAGTCACAATCGACTGCAACCAGGTCAATGCCGAAGAACTCGTCAACGATCCTCAGTTTCAGTCTTACTCTAACTAGGAGATTATTGTGGATGATTTTGAAGTAGAAATTGATCCTTCGCTCTTTGAGGACGAGGATGTAGAATTAGATGACCTCGATCTTGATGATCTTGAGGATGACGAAGAGGAAGAAGACGAATAAATGGCAGCAGCACCTAAGAAAGTATCCAAAGGCAAAGTTGAAATTGTTATGAAGGAATACAAAGAAGGTAAGTTGCATTCTGGCAAAAAGGGCCCAGGTAAGGGACCAGTTGTTAAGTCAAAGAAGCAAGCACAAGCCATTGCCCTTTCAGAAGCAGGATTGTCAAAGAAAAAGAAGAAGTAAAGTGCAGACTAAACTAAAGCCAGCACCTTTACAGTACCCAAACGGAGGAGGACTCTCAGCAATGGCTGCAGCCCCTAAGTCCCAGAAGTTAGAAGTAGAAGCACTCCAAAAGAAGCATGAAGTTGAACTTCAGAAACTAAGAGAGAAGCACGCCTCTACAAACAAACCAGCAAAGGCAAAGAAGAATGGCTAAGACAATCAAGGTCGCTGGTGAAAAACATACTATTAAGAAGAACAAAAAAGGCGAGGTCATCGTTGACCACGCTGGCAATAAGGGAAAGTACGACAAGATTAACCTGACAAAGAAGGCTGGCTCTAAGACTATTGCTCAAGGAGTTAAGGCGACTAGAGATTGGCACAAGAAGAATGGCTAAAACAGAAGCGTGGACACGCAAAGAAGGTAAGAATAAAAAGGGCGGTCTTAATGAGGCTGGTCGCAAATCTTATGAGCGTGCTAACCCTGGCTCTGATCTAAAGCCGCCAGTATCATCAAAGCAAGCAAAAAAGTCTCCCAAGGCTGCTGCTCGTCGTAAGTCTTTCTGCGCCCGCATGGGTGGTATGGAAGGACCTATGGAGAAGAACGGCAAGCCAACACGTAAGGCTCTTGCTCTACGAAAGTGGGACTGCTAATGCCTAAGAAGACAGATCCTTGTTGGGACGGCTACACTCAAGTTGGTATGAAGATGAAGAACGGCAAGAAGGTTCCTAATTGTGTTCCTGCGAAGGGCGTTCCTAAGTCAAAGCCAAAGGCTAAGAAAAAGGTGAGCAAGTAAATGTGCGCTACCTGTGGTTGTATGAAACCAAAAGATAAGCATGGAATGAAGACTTTAGCAGCGGCAAATAAAAAGTTTGCTAAGGCTAAGAAGAAGCCAACTAAGAAGAAAGAGAGTAAGTAAATGTGTAAAGGTTGTGGATGCGGTTGCTCAAAGCCAGGCTGTAAAGGCGCTTGCAAGAAGTCATCAAAGTCATTGTCTCCAAAGCAGAAGAAGATTGCTAGCGCTGCTGATCCAAAGGACAAAATTACTGGCGCTGACTTCAAGGCTCTAAAGAAAGCAAAGAAGAAGTAATGGCAAAGATGTCTGATAAAGAGCAAGATGCAAAGGTCATGAAAGGCATGACACCAGCGCAGAAGAAGAAGTTTGCCAAGGCTGATAAAGCCATGGATAAGAAGAAGCCATCTCGTGCAATGGATGAGAAGATGGATAAGGCATTAGCCAAAAAGATTAAAAAGAAGTAAGTAGTTAGGGCCCGAAAGGGCCCTTTCTTCTTTATCATTGCCAGTATCGAGAGTGCATGCGTACCTCGTGCAGACCCACTGCTTGCGATGAAAAGGGGATTACTTATGGCATGGAAGCCATGGTACGAACAAGTTGCTGAGATGAACAATCAGCATGAGCGTGAAGAATTTATTAAGGGTGTGTTTGGATTCCGCCCTACCGAAAAACGCCCAATCGTCGCAGGTTTAATCTTAGCCTCTACTGCTGCCTATGTAGCAGGAGGTATTAGAACTGTGTCGAAGGCGAAGAAAAAGAAGTGAGTTATCTTTCACAAGTAAAAGACTCACTGGCTAAAGCCACTGTTGATACAACTCGCTTTATGTCTGCACACCTTCGTATTGAAGCCCGCAAGTCTGGTTGGCCTGATGACGTTGTGCGCCACCTATCTGTGCACCACAACAACGGAGAGTTCACCGTCCATTCCCACGATGACCACCGTAGCACGGTCATGGATCTTGAATACGGTACCCCAAGCCAGCGACCAACTGCTGCAATTCGTCGTTTCAATAACCGCACAGCATCATCAGAGAAATTCCTTTTGAACCGTACCGCTAAGTACTTGAAGGGACACCGATGACATTCTTACTTTCGGAAGATGAAGCCCTACGCAATTTGCTAAAGGATATGGTTGTCACAGACCAGAAAGCCACAGGCAACGGAACCCCACGCAAGGTCGGTGTTTGGTTTGGTCAACCTGATCAGGAACTTAGAGACCAGGCTTATCCATATATCACTATCGATATGATCGATGTTGGTGAAGATACCTACCGTGCTATGCGTGGTCGTGTTCGTCCTTCTTACCTAACTGACCCAACTAATATGGTTGAGGCTGCACAAGGCATTCAAGCAGTTGAATGGGACAATGATCTACACGGTTGGAATATTAGTTACCCAATTCCTGTCCGTATTGATTATCAAATTACTACCTATGCTCGTCAGCCTCGCCATGATCGTGAACTCTTGGCGCAGTTACTGTACAAAAAGATTCCACTTCGCTTTGCCGTTTTACAGCCAGATGATGGCACGGTGCGTCGCTTGGATGTTCTGGATGTCTCTAAGAGAGATGTTACAGAATCAGGAAAGCGTTTATTTGTAAACGCAATCACGGTTCGAGTCTCATCAGAGATCGCACCAGAAACATACAACCAACTCTACAAGGCTCTAGAAATCAACGTTACAGGCACAACTGGCTCCCAAGTAATTGGGCGAGGCGAGTTTACTGCTATCGATCCGATCACTATAACGCAACCATAAGGAACCATTACCCAACTAGTTAGGAGAAGAAATGGCATATAGCCGCCCAGGTGTTTACATTACTGAACGCCTTCTACCACCAGTACTTCCAAATGGAGTTACTGCAAATGCTGCTGGCGCTGTGGTTGCACCTTTTGCACAGGGACCAGAAGCAGTTACCCTCGTTACATCTTGGTATGACTTTACCAAGAACTTCGGAGGCTACAACGCTTCCTACCCAGCAACCTTCCAGGTTGGCTCATTCTTTGCAAACGGCGGACGTGAACTTTACGTTCAACGCATCCTACACACAGACGCTGCTGCTTCAGAAGTAGACATCGTTACATCAGGTGATGCAACAGTTGCAACAGTGACTTCAAAGAACGCAGGAACAGATGGAAACAATCTTCGTGTTGTTCTATCTGCTGGTTCTGTTTAAGGAACTTACACACTCACACTTTACAAGGAGTC